AACTAAAGCCATTCAGTACATCATAGACACAGCGCCACTCTATGCCAAAGCCAAAGCCGACCGCATGTATTTAGACGAATATCGTCGCAGTAAACACGCACAATTAAAAAGTCTTGCTGGTACTGAGGTACTTGGAAAACAGGACACCTTTGCTTATGCCCACCCTGAATACATCGAGATTTTAGAAGGCATCAGGCAAGCCGTAGAGCTTGAGGAGCGGTATCGGTGGCTTATGACAGCAGCCCAAGCACGGGTAGAGTGCTGGAGAACCGCCCAGTACAGTGCCCGTATCGAGCAAAAAGCCACACAATGAACAACAAACTAAACGCAAAGCAAAGGCTTCACATTGGGAAAGTTAAACTATTGCCATGCTCAGTATGTGACGCACCAGGCATTTCAGACGCACATCACATAGAGCAAAAACTACAATATTGCGTGATCGCTTTATGCCGTGATTGTCACAATAGCTGGCACGGAACTAAGGCTATATGGCGCATCAAAAAAATGGATGAACTAGCAGCCCTTGACATAACCATTCGCAGATTAACTCAGGAAATGCCCCTAGAAAGCGATTTAAACCCCTTTTAAGCCGTTTTTATGCATTAGGGAATAGTGTGGCAAGGGTGAGGCCCATTAGAGCGTTAAATATAGCCTTTTGACAGACAAGAAAAAACCCTCCGAAGAGGGCTTGAAATTAGCGTTTTGTAAGTATTCGCAGAATGAGGGCTAATGTTGCATAGATCATTCAAAACCTGCCAATTCAAGAGCTTGATTTTTACATTGTTCAACTTGATCTACTGATAAACCATAGGCTAATTGTCCTGCCAGATTAGAGGCTTGCTCTGCTTTTTGGTCATCTGGTGCTGTTAAAGCAAGAACTAGGCATTGTGTTAGTGCTTGAATTTGTGTCATATTTCCGCCCTAAATTCTGAAAGTGTTAAATTTTTAGCGTAATAGTTATCGCCTGATTTTTTAAAACAAGCATAAATCGGATAGCCCTCCGCATTGTCTCTAAGTGGTTCACCCACTAAAAAACCCCTAGAGTTTTGCGCTCTAGGCGGCACTGATTCGAGCATATCCCAGTACATTTTTTTAGTGGTTTCAATCCATTCGCTAGGGTTTGCTTCCATTGCATCCCAAAGGTTTTGCCATTCAAGTTTCATGCTGCCACCTCATTTTCAGTTAATTCGTTAATCAATTCGCATAATTCATGCAAGTTATAAACACACCCAAAAACAATACCGCCCCCATATTGTTTATTATGGAATTTTTTACCGCCTAATTTTCTCGATCTAATTAGGGCTAAATTGTATCGTTGACTAATATCAGTCTCAGATTTAGTATTTAGTTTGAAAAAATGGCAAACATAACGAGGGTTTCCATTTACATCATTGTTTACACGTGTGAAATCATCAATAGTTATCATATTAAAGCCTCTATATTGAAAAACCTAGGGAAACACCTAGGCCAATAACCCCCTATTAGAGGGTTATCAGTCTAAACATTAGACGTTTTCAGGCACTTCTACGGGTTTCACAGAGGGTATATAGCACCATGCTGGCACTTTAGCGGGTGCAAATTCACGGGTTGGCATAATTACCCCAATAAAAGCATCATCCATTTGAGGGAATGAGACAATAGAAGATTGTGAACCCCTCTGTAAAACCATTGGAATCTGTCTTTTTCCGTAAAGTTCCTCTGATACGTCAACAAAGCGAACTAAAAGATCAGGGTTAAAAGTGGCGGGTTTTAGATCATCATCCTTGAAAACCATTGGGATAACTCTGTCAGTATCGGGAAAACGTGCATCATGGGCGGAGAATCTAGTAGTAGATTGTGAGTCTATGCACTCTACCGCTAAACCTTCAACGGAAAAACTAAGCCACTCATCCCCTTGCTTTTTTGTACCCTTGAGTTTTGAGAGTGCATCAGTAGGTAAAACAACATTCAGTTTTGTGTCTGATCTAATGCCATCGATAAGCAAGCGGCCTAAAACGTGCCCGTCAGTAGCTTCGATATAAGTACCCCGATTGTCCCTAACAACATTGATACCTTGCAAATAATAGCGAAGATCTTTTTTTGCTGCCAAGTGAAGCATTGCACGGATATCTTTGCGCTTGATTGAAAATTTCATGGTATAGCCTATTCAAAAAGTTAATGAAACCCTAGTAAAACACTAGGCAAATAGCCCCTAATCTAAGGGCTATCAGTCTAAGGTTTAGTTTGCTATCAGTTTACCTGAACGGCCCTTAGTAAAGGGGTGATTAAAAATATCACTAGGGGTAAAAGTAGAGGGGAATAAGATCACTTCGTGAAACGGGTAAAAAGAGGGTTTGTCGTTTTCAGGGGCAAAAATCCAACCGCCTAACCCGTTTTCATAACGATAATCTTGTGCAGCTTGCAAAGTAGTGAAAGTGAAATAATTTGTCATTGTTTACGCCTATCAGTTAAAAATTAGATTCTAGGGATATGAAACCCCTAGGCAATAGGGACAAACCCTAGGTTATCGGTAAAAATATAATTGTGCGTTTTGTTCACAATCCCTAGGTGTTGCCCCCCAGTATTTGTGCCCAGTAGCATAACCCGTGATAAACCAAAAACCCGTAATTGTGCATAGTGTAGGTTTCATTTTTAGCCCCTTATTGAATAGAATCGGTTTGTGACACATGGAAAACAGTTGAACGTCTGCAAAGCATAAAACTGTTTTCAGTGGTTTTATCTTTTGCGGGTATCCATGTAACTACTTTAACGCCCTTTTCCCCTTTTCTTACTTGTCTATTAAGGGCTAACCATGCATTGTAAGTAAACACGTTTTCACGGGGAATAATGTCACTTGCTGGAATTCCCTTATCTGCAAACCCTTGCATAATTGCTTGATAGTTTGCGAAAGAATCCCCGTTTTTAGCCCTATTGAGGGATTCTAACGATTGTGTAATTTTGTCCATGATCTTAACGCCTATAAAAATTGTGAACTATTTAACTAAAACGTCAAAATATGCAAGTAAACCTACACACAATGACAAGCCTATAATTATTGCTGCAATGATATCCCTATGATTTTCGTTCATTGTTGCCCCTTAGCTTTATAACAATTGTAGGTTTCACCCTTGTACTTTTCTTTCAGGGTTTGAACATACAAAACGCTTAGTGCATGGAATTGCTCTAAGGTTTTAGCTTTACGCATTAGGGTTTGTATTTCATTGCAAGTAAGTGTTTTCATGGTTTGCCCCTTACCCGTTTTTTGCGATAAGGTTAAAGGCCCTGAGATAGTCTCTAGCAGCTCTATAAGTATCGGTCATGACCTTATCAACTAACCCTCCGTTTTTGTACACTTTTACAATGTAGTAACCATTGTGTGAGACACGTTCAAATGTAGTGTAATTGCCGTTTTTTTGCTCTGTGATTTTCATGATGTTGACGCCTATTTAGATCACTTTCCGATTGAAAGTATAGTAAGGATAGCATCAAAAAAATAAAAAACTATTAGGACAAACCCTAATAAAGTACAATTATTTTAATTTAATTGTTTTGCAAGGTTAGATCATGGCAAGGCCGCCCAAAGTAGATACAGTACAGTTTAGACGCAAGCTGGACAATCCTAAGCTGCAAATACTCTTATCCGCTGGACAAGGGAATATCTCACAAGGTTTCGAAAATCTATTGACCCTCTACCATTACTTGCATGGCATCGGATATAGAACAGATAGCCCTTTAGAATGTATAGGGTTAGTAACTAACCTAGATGGAAAGAAAAGGGATAGCCCTTGCCATGTCAACCAGTAAGGGAAACAGTAAGGGATAAGACAAGGGATAGATATAACTAGATCAATTCAAGTTACCCTGAAATGGTGCATCTGTCTCATTCATGCAACTAGTTATAAACCATAACGATTTAGGGTAAACCCTGATCTGTATGTGTAGCCAGTACTGTAAGGATAACCATGAGGGTAAACCCTAGTGTATGGATAGACAGTAGTAGAAACCCTGATATGGGGGGGGAGGGGTAGAGTGGTGTGTGTAGATATTGGTGTAGCCTCCCCCGTTCTGAAAAAGTGAAATTCCATCCAAGGAGGACAAATGGAGCAATTGAAAAGAGGAAGAGGAAGACCAAAAGGCAGTGTGAAGATGACGATACAGAGGTTTGCTGATAACCCTCCTCTAGTATTACCTAAGACTGATCACCAGAGGCTTAAGGAGCTGAAGGAGTTGATGATCAGGTCAGGGGGTAAGGATGTTGCTCAGAAGGTAATAGAGATAGCATTGAATGACGAGCATCCGCATCAGTTGGTGGCTTTGAAGATGTGTTTAGACAGGACTTTACCAGTGAGTATGTTTGAGAAGGATAAGAGTCAGAGGAGTGCTGTGACCATCAATATCACTGGATTAGGGGTAGAGCCTACTACTATAGATACCACTGAACAACCTGAAGATGTAGAGGCAAAGTATGATTAACTGGATTGTTACAATTAACAGACCTATAAACCGCCTAGTAAGTGATGTATTAGTTCCTAAAGACAAAGTAACTGAATTTATTACAAACTTGTTAGACGGCAGTGATTGGTCTATAAACGACTCCATAACTATTAAACCTACAGAAATGGAATACTTTGATGGCAGACCTGAACTTTAGTCTCCTTCCTTGGCAACAAGAGGTATTCAAAGACACGACTAGGTTTAAGGTTGTGGCTGCTGGGCGTAGATGTGGGAAGAGTCGTATGGCGGCTGTTACCTTACTGATAGAGGGACTCAAGTGTCCACAAGGCTCTGCGGTGCTTTATGTGTCTCCTACGATGGGACAGTCCAGACAGATTATCTGGGATCTCTTATTAGAGCTAGGAAGGGATGTGATTCAGAACTCCCATGTGAACAACCTAGACATTACCCTGATAAACGGGGCTAGGATTTATGTTCGTGGTGCTGATAGACCCGATACCTTACGGGGAGTCTCGTTGACCTATGCTGTACTGGATGAGGTAGCAGACATTAAACCAGAGGCTTGGGAACAGGTTATACGGGCTTCTTTGTCAGACAAGAAGGGTAGAGCCTTGTTCATTGGGACTCCAAAGGGGAGGAACTGGTTTCACGATACCTTCAAGTTAGGAGAGTCTGGAGAGGATGAGGATTGGAAGTCATGGCACTTTACAACTCAAGATAACCCTTTGATCGAC